CGCCACCGCTCACGCTCCCGCCAGAGAACACCACCTCTCCACTTTCGTTCATCCAGTAATAATCGCAGAAATAAGATGTTGTTCCCGCTCCTATTTCTGTGCAGATTTCAATTTCTGGCCACTCTTTATCATAGCCGAATGTCTTCACATATCCTTCTTTCTGACCGGCCACGTATCCTACTTTAAAGTAAGCGCCATTATAAACCTTGTCTGCATACGCACTTCTGTCGTTGCAGTAATAATGCTGGAATCTCTGAATGTTATCTCCATCCCTAAACTGCCATGCATTTCCGTACCAGTCTTCGATCCATAAGAATCTGATAGCGCTAGTTCCGTTTGTCTTTCCGTCTACTCGGCCATTTGGTGATGCCATTTCGATAGTAGCTCCTGTTGGCTGCAAAGATGACCAAATCACAGATGTTGTTGTAATGGCAGCAGGTTCCCCATCGAAATAAATACAAGATGCATTTTCAACTTCTGTTGAATCTATAATTTTCGTAATTCTTCGATCTGCGGCTAGACTCTGATTCCATAATCCAGTACCGATTGAGATTCCCTGCCCCACAAAAAATCTTGCAGCGTAATCTTTATTGATCGTGATATAGTTTCCCGTACGCTCCTGCAATGCAAGCCCTTTTGTTCCATCCTCAGGGAATTCTGTTCTTCCGGATCCAAGAACTGCCTGTGCATTTGAATTTGCGAACATTACAATGAAGCAAGTGTCGAGGAAATGCATCGCCCATACATCATCTAAGTACCAGTTATTTCCTTTGGCATTACATAATTTTCTGAATCCATCCCTTGTTTTGTTATGCGCAGGGAATGCTCCGGCTTTTGATTCCAGTTTATTTCCTTCAGAATTTAATGATCCGACGAAGATTGGAAGGTATACCTTTTCACTGATTCTTCGATCATCTCCATCTGTGAACAAGTGATCTAAATGCAAGCGTCCAATTTTTCCTGATGATACTGCTCGATATTCCCATTCGACTCCGTTTTCGTCTGTCTCGAACCAACGGCCAGTGTAAGTCATTGGAACTTCGAGCATGACATCTCCGTTGCTTCCATCCCACTGGAAGTCTGCATCACCGAGATATGCATTGACCGTTCTGTCTGCAGCAAGGTTACATGGTCGCATTTCATTAAATGGGAAATGGCTCATCATGTCATTTTGAACTGTTCCATTCCCAACTGCTGCCTTGCAGACCATTCCGACTGCGTCTCCGTATCTTTCCCATGTTGCAGAACTTGAAGATACTTTTCTTCTTGCCGCCAGAATCTCTACTTTGTTCTGTTCAATTACAGACACCCTTGCTTCCAACGCTTCCAGATCTGCCTGCAGGGCGATTGCTCCAGCGCTATTGATCGTCACGTTTGCTGCATTCGCTACTTCTAAGTAATAGCTCATGTTGATAACAGACGGAATTACATTGTTGTAAGCTGGCATGTAATCGCTTGTGCTTGCAGTCGCGATTGAATATAAGATTTCTCCTTTATCTGGATCCTGCGCAAAGATACCAAATTCTTTGATCTCATATCCATTTTTCAGCTCTGTATCTTCTGTTTTATTTGAGATCGCAATTTTTAGCACGAGCGTGCTGTCATTGCTGATCTGCATATCTGAAATCGGGAAGGTCTGCTGCGGAGCTTTTAAAGCAGTTCTTGTATCTACTGCTTCTCCTGACGTATAGCCTCCTGATCCAGTTTGTGCTTTTGTGATTTTAATCGTAGCCTTCCCTGCCTGCGCTTTTGCGAGCAGTGCTTTTCCGGCTGTTGTTAATTTGCTTGAATTCCAAATAAGCATGATATCCTCCTTTTATAGTACATGCGTTGTTCTTGATAGAATTGCAGCTTGTTGTGCATCTATCATTTCTTGTTTTGTTACAGTATTCTGTGCATCGCTGTTGTTCAGGACTACTGTTGTGCCTCCATGACTGATTGCAATCTGGCTTGCGTAGTTTTCTGATCTTGCATCTGCATCCTGATTGGTGCTATTGATTACGAATGTTTCAGTTGTGGCATTCTGATTTGCTGCATAGTAATTATTAAGAGCCGCTTCGTTTGCATAATGCTCATAATTTAATACTACGGTTTCAGTAACTGCCACCGATCTCATTGCGATCGATGCTCCCTGATGAAGATCTCTATTGATCACTACTCTCCTTATCTGCGATCTTGCATTTTTTACTCTGTCAATGATTGCAGATAAGGTATCGATGATTCCTCTCTCCATTGGTGCATTTGTGACGATATCGAAAGTACCAGGTGTGTATGGCGGCTCTGTAAAATCGAACCATTCTACGATTTTCCCTGAACCAAAAACAACAGAGATCAATTCTTCGACTGCTGCCGGAGTTCCTGCCTTTGCATACCAAGATAACGTGTTTTGAATAATATTTCTTTTTACAGAGATATCCATCGTCTCTTCGTAGTACATCGTTCTCAGTTCTACCGCCAGCATATCCAGAATGTCGTCTGGCAAATTCTGAATAATTGAATACGTCCGCGTTCCATCCGCTTTCTCTAGGATGAATTGCATCATTTTTTTTACTGCATATGAAAATGCATCATTTCTCGGATCTCCTTTAAATGGAGAAACGTCAGCAAGCTCTCCATCCTTCAGATTAATCATTTTCCACACCTCCGTATGTAACAGTCTGAGCGGTTAATTTAGCCACCGCTGTGGCATCGATTACCGTAAAGACAGGAGATTTGATCTCGACTCGCTTTGCTCCTGCATTAATTACCAGTTTGGTCAATTCTGACGGATTGATGTCTCTGCCAATCGCCCCTCGTTGCCAGTTGATGTATTCTGTAATTGCAGAATTAACTTCATTTTTTATCGTATCAACCTTATTAAGATCAGATTGATTAATAAAATATTTCATATTAATCGCATAGTCTACAGTTTCTGGCGCAGCAACTGTTACATGGTCCGTAACTGGCCGGATATCATTGTCTCTAAGATGTGCCTGCAATCCCTGGATATCTCCATCGGTTGGTAATGCTCCATCCTTCATGATGATTCTCACGTCGACTTCCATCGGTGCCGGATTTGTAATTTTCACATCTGAAATGTTCGGATTGTAATCAAGAGCATGATATTTGTATGCGTCAACGGGTCCAGCAGTGCTGTACCCAGCTGGTACTAAATAAATTCTTCTTGCGAGATCTTCATCACTTTCTTCTTCAGCTCCACCTGCCGTCGTTACGATATTCATCGCGGACCCGATATATCTTATAGAATCCATCAATGCATTGATTTCTCCAGGCGCATAACCATTTCCGGCTTCTCCAGCTGTATTGCAAGTTGCACTCACATCCACGTAAGAACTCCCAGCTTTGATTAAAGCGGCCGCATTGGTTGAAAAGTACACATCGCCATTCGTTACCTTAGTCCCCTGTGGGATAGTAATATCTTCGTCGATTTGTGCCGACGATGTGAATCTTATAATTGTAGCTGAATATGTCGCGCTATTTCTATTTAAGCCTTTCAATGCCGCCAGATTCTCGAGATAATCTCCGTATGAATATTTAAGTAAATCTTGCTTTCCAGCTCGATCAACATACAAAAGTGTCTGATACATTAATACACCGATACTCTGCAGCATTAAGCGATAGGGATCGGCTCTCATCATGACGATATCTTCTCCAGTAATTTCTTTGTATCGAGTCATGTAGTCTTCAATTAATTGATTCTGTACATCGTCAAGTGTCATGTTGTCGATGTAACTAACATCTGGTAAATCATATAAATCTTTTAATTCCTGCATCATTCGTCACCTCCTTTCTTGATTTTTACATGAAGCTGCATCTTCCCATCGATTGGAGAAAAATCAGCCTCGACGTTATCTACTTCATACCCAGGAAGGAATTCCTTCACCTTTTCATTTAAATCGAGGGCGAATGCATTCTGTGCCTGTGCCGGCGGCAGATCAAGACAATTCGAACTGATTCCGAATCCCCTTTCTCCTGGCACAGACCCTTCATATATGCTAATTAGCATTTTCATGCAAGTATCTATTCTGCTATTTCCAGTTTTCTGAAAATCTATGTCCATCATTCTCCTCCTCCCTGTTTTATTTAAACGAACCGGCATTCACCCATCCGTAGACATTTGATTTGCTTCCGCTTGTTCTGATCAGATGGTACGGATGTGTATTATGATTAATGATCGTAATTTTGGCTTTTCCAGCCTTTGCCTTTGATCCTCTCGCTCCTTTGCAGCTACTTACATAATGCTTCCCGCCGTTGAATGTCACGATGTCTCCCACTTTATATTTTTTCTTTTTGCTCGCACTCTTCTTTTTCTTTGAGCTTTTCTTTTTTGTTATTGTCGTTTTAGTTGGCTTTTTTGCTTCCTTTTTGCTAACTGATACGACATATTCTTCAATAGTTATTTTCACAGTAGCTTTGGCCACTTCGCCTTTATTCATCACAATGTCATACATTCCTGAATTCGATTTTATGATCCAGTTACTTCCTATGATCTTTCCGCCTAATGTAAATGACATAACTGTACCAGATTCAACCGCTTTTACTATTTTATCCAAAGTTTCTCGTGGTTTAACACCGTGCTCTGCAGATAAGACGATACTGAAGCTTGAATC